TACGAGCATTGAAGTTCCTTGACCAGCAAGACCTGTAGCGATGCTACCAATATGGAAGGGTTGGTCAATGGTAGAGAAATAGTCTCCCGTCTCATCCCATACGAAGCTTACGTTGGCAGACGTACCACGCTCAACCTCAAAACCAGCATTCTGTGAAGGAGTACCAGTCTCGTCAGCATTAAGCAAAATAACGCTGTCGCCAATCTCAACAGTGTTGGAGTTCACATAGGTAGTGGTGCCAGTAACCGTAAGGTTAGCGCCAATCGTTACAGTCGTACCATCATCCGTGATGGAAGAGTTGGTGAGCTGATTGTTACTATTGTCCCACTTGAGAACGTAGTTGTTGCTGAGGTTCGTTCCGTTTTTAAGGGCGATATCGTCAGCGTTAACAGTGATACCTTCCCCAGCACCTACGTTCAATGTGATGCTTGAGCCTAAGGCTACCGTACCGCCATTGACAAGACCAGCGCCAGCAGTAACCGTTACGCTGCTGTTGGTCAGTGAGCTGTTGGGGATAGAGCCAAGCTGAAGGGTTGTTCCGCTGATGTTAATACCAGAGGCGGTAGATGCCGTCAGCCATTCGGACTTACCTGCGCTATCGTCCCAGAATAAGATGCGGTCAGCGTTGGGGTCAACCAAGTCCTCCAAGCCCAAGTGGTTCAGTTCAATGGTATCAGCATTTACTTGGATACCTGTGCCCTGACCAATGTTGAGGGTAATGACATCGCCGTTGGCAGACGTTGAAGCTGTTAAACCAGAACCACCAAGTACGTCTTGGATATCACCAGACATATCCACCCACGCAGCACCGTCATAGAAATACATTCTATCATCGGTAGTGTTGTAGTAGATTTGACCTTGAGAAGGAGTTGAGGGAGCCGAAGCAAGATTTTGAATGACGGCATTCTGTAGCTCGTTCTTGCTAAGGTTAATACTGGATAGATACTTAATAGCCATCGTTTATTAGTTAAAGTATGCCTTACCACTAAAGGCTCCGGCAAAGGTTAGGGTTACTTGGTTATCGCTATTGTATTCAACTTCTCCGTAGACAATCTCCTCTGCCGAATCAACAACAGTAACAGAAGGTCTCTTATTTAAATTATGTGTGATCATCCATACAGATGATGGAGTATTTTGTAGGTGTATATAGTTCTTATCTCCTCCACCTTTTAATCCAGCAATATCAATTGCATTCTTTGCTGGCTGTTGAGCAACAGTTGTTCTGTTGTACCCCGATGGTTTCGGATTAATTACTACAGTATCTCCAGACTTTACTGTTATATTGCTCATACTGATACGTCTTCATTAATCGTGAATTTTCCATACATCCACGTGGTTACAACTGCACCTTGAGCGCTCTGAAGATCATATACATAAACACCACCCGAAATAGCTGCCATGACAGTCGCGGATGCCGTAATTGTTAAAACACCAGCATTTGTCCCGGTAAATCCAAAATCATTTGCATTATCGTCATTGGAATCACCATCCAGCGTAGCAGATGTTGAAGTATCAGTTTCACGAACTTGCATCATCCAATCGTAACCTGAGGACAAATCAATAGCGTCACCAGCTTCGTCTTTAAAAGTAAGTTCCAACACAAAAGTATCACCACGTCTACATGTGATGTCTACTCGGGAAGCGATGTCTAGATTTATACTGGTTGCCATATTACAAAGATACTAAATCATTGATTTTGAATAAATTACATTTTGAATTCAAACTCAACAATAATTTCTCCATCAAACAAGAATCCACTTGGATATCCAGAGTATGGAGATGTAGAGTTTCCATCTTATTTGTTTTTAAGGATTTCTAAAATTGTTGGAGCATCTCCCTCAAGTTCTCCCCTGTTTCCTTGACGTTGAGAAATCAATTTGCTTTGCTCTACTGCTTGTTTTTTAACTCTTTCATCTTTTGCATCTTCACGCTTTTCTTCTAATTCAGAACGAAAAGACATGTCTTCTTGACGCATGCTTGAACCAGTTTGAATTTTAAGAGATTCAATTTGGCTTTTAAGTTGGTATTCTAACTCAAGAAGTCTAGCTTTTGCTTCAGCGTCAGCTTGTATTTCTGCAATTTTAGCTTGTGTTAATGCTTGAATTTCCTGCATTTTAGCTTGAGAAGAAGCCATAGCTGTCTGTTGATTTGCTTGAGCTTGAGCCTGAGAATTCTGCATAGCAGTTTCTTGCATTTGACGAATTCTTTTCTTCCTTCTAATGATAAGCAAACGCTCTGCCTGATCAATGTCTCTTAGCTGTCTAATGGCAATAGCATCTTCAAGGTCAACTTCTTTTTGAGCTAAAGCAATTTGAATATTTTGTTCTAGGTAAGCTTTTTCAGACTCATCCATTTCAGTCTGAATCTTTACTCCAAAGTTGTACATGGGCAAGTCCGAAAATGAACTTAAAACTTTCATATTTGAAGCTCCAATTGCTTTCTTGTAAACTTCGTAAAGAACAGAGGAGGGAGGCAGTATTTGCAGACATTTTACAATGTCCTCACAAATCTTTCCGTAAAGATAAATAGCTGCATTAGCAATGTCGTAAATAGCATTATTTCCTGCACTAATGGCTTGTTGTCTAACACCTACAAGCTGGTCTCCTTTTGGAGATGTTCCATCCATAGCCTCATTAATACCAGTAGTATCCCTAATTAGTCTAAGGTTATGATTATAGATATTAATCAATTCGTTGATGTTTCTAATACTATTATCAAGGGACCTTACTGGTGGGTTTTGAAATCCTCCTTCTGGATTTTTACTACGATAATAAAAAACACCAGTTTGCTCATAAATATCTTGAATGTCAAGTGGTTGAAGTTCTCCACCGCGTCCAAGTTGAACATTTTCAAGACCTTCGATATCAACTAATAATCCATCAGGCTTTGCCTTAGCAATAGCTTGCTGTAGTTTGAGATGAGAAAGTTGTAGTTGATCTGCAAAACCAATAACAGAGCCAACTAAAGACTTAGGCATCATTCTTCGGAAGTTTGTTGAAACAACAGAATATGAAAGTCTAGCTTTAGTTAAGTCGTGAATGTTTTTGGGAATATTTTTTTTAAGACCGTAATCATATAGATAGTCAGTTCCTACAATATAGCTTCCACCATATACGGTTGCACTATTCATTGAAATAGGCTTTCTGTCAAATACAGATTGCTTTGGTGCTTTGTAGTCTAGACCCTTGTAATAAAATCCTTTGTTTCCAAATCTGGATTCTTTTTCTTCAAATACAATCTCATCAACAGATAAGAATTCAAAGTCCATAACTTCTACGATAAACTCATCATATCCGTATGTCGTTCTATCAAGAGTCTCATCGTAATATTTATAGCTAAGTTTATCGGCTCTGTTCTGATATTTGTTCTTTACAGATTGAGCAATTTTTTGATATTGTTCTTCCGTTAACTTAGAACCAGCAACGCGCTTAAGCTCTTGAATGCTAATCTTTTTTACGTGACCAGCATAAATTAAATCTGAAAACGTAGGATCTTCTGTATAGCTATGAAAGAAATAAGCTGGATCAATATATTGCTCAGTGATTCCGTAATTTGGATCATTTTCGCGTTTTACAACAGCCATCCCGCAAACCACAAGATCATTAACGGCACGTCTATATACGCGCTGATCAAAGTCATTCCACTCTAATGTTACATTTGTACCAACTTGAGCAGCAATTTCTGCTGCTGTTTTAATGTTGGTATCCATGAAGATTTCAGCTTCTTCTGGTGTTTCTGGAATGTTTTTAGTATCTACATTAGTATTAACACCAAGACTTTCCATTTGCTTAATGAGGTCTTGGTTTTTTACTTCAAACATTTTTTGAGCGCGCTTCTGATCTTTTTCAGACTGTGAAAGAGGATCAATAGCTCTAACGTTTGGATATGGCTTTCTAGATAAGATATTGTTTACTACAATCTTAACGAATTTAGGAACAATAGGAACTGGAGACCAGTCTAAGTTTAATAAAGTTCCATCTCCATTATTTGGATCTAAAGAATTTAAGATTTGTTTGTAAATAGAAGTATCCTGCGTTCCGTTAGCATAGTCTCTATTTGTCTCAAAGTCTTTAAGTCTTCGTCTGAATAGACTTCTCTCATCATCGGAGTTACCCCACTGCTTTTCAATCGCCTTAGCGTATTTAATTCCATACTTGTCACCAACTTTTAAAAGATGATGTGCAAATGGATCAGGAAAGTTCCCGTATTTCCCTTGGTCGTCGTTGTTGTCGTACATATAGCGTTTCGCAAAAATACCTCCACGCAAATATACAAATTAATGAACTGCCTTTCAGCGTCTTAGCTCTTGCTTGTATAGCCTGAAGAATTGTTTATCATCAAAATTAGAAAGCTTTTTTTCTTCTTTAAATTTTTGTGCTCCAAGCAATGCAAGCCCGGAACTAATCGTTAAGTCAAACTTTGTTCTATTGTCTATTCTATATCCAATCCAATCTTCAAGTGTTCTGTTAAAATACATCTTTCCATATTCTCCAGTATCTGAATTTATTCCAACATGTTCTTCAATATATGCTTCAATAGCATGAGCATGTGATTGAATAACATCTTGAGAGTTAGAAGGTATGCCTTTTGTTTTAGTATTTACAGATGAATTCGGAGTTTTTAAATGATCTGGTCTAGACATAACATACTCATCATACCCTCTGGATTCGAAATGTCTTACTATGCCGTATTTGTTATTTTCTATAAGCAGTGGATATCCGTAAAATACTGCTGCCATAAGAACGTCCTCATAAAAAATCTTTGCTAAAGGAGGACGAGAAGCATATTCTGCAACAAACATATTAGCAGGAGCAGAAAGATTAAACTTATTATATAAATGACAGGCGCCTTTAGAGCCTCTATTATCAACCGTAGAATCCAAATCATAACTATCTACACCACCAACGCCAATATGATCATTAGCGGGATGTTTTTTGTTATATTTAATTATATACTTGTTCCGTTCAGATTCTTTTGGAATCCAAGAAACTCTCCATCTTCCTTGCTTGTCTGGAACAAATACCACTTCTGTGTCTTTTTCTCCATTCTTCCACATGAAATTTCCTTGCACGACAGGGTTTGGATACAGTTCATCGTTATACGATATCTGCTCATAAATTTTTCCGACATTAAAAGTAGACCCTTCAATAGAGTCTCTCATTGCTTCATCAATTGTAAAAGGAAACTGTCGAATAAATTCATTTAATTCACGAGCGTCATCCTTTAATGCTTCTCTCTCGTTTTTTAAATATCTCTTAGCGCCTATACGAATCATATCTCCATCTATCCCAAGAACTGGAGACTCTGGATCTTCTACAACTGGATTTCCATACATATCAAAGAAACCTTCAAGAGCCTCATATGCAGGTATAAACAATCGATATAAACCGGTTTTTGTTCTGCCGTTAGCATTTCTGTCTTCAGGATCTGAATCCCTCCATATCTCTTTGTACTGCCTTCCACCCTTATCTAATGGATTCACAGTAGACCCCATTAAGCATTTACCTACAACCTTTCTACCTACAATAAGACACGTTTTTTCAATTCGCCATGCTTCTCTGATGTCTGTAGGTTTTTCCCACTTTCCAGCTTCGTCTAAATAAAGCATATGAAGTTTTTCACCATCATAAGCATTATTAGTTGTGTTCTTCCAATTAACAACCGTATTTAACGCCTCGCCTTTTGATGATGTTTTATTTTTCTTTGTAATTCGTTTTGATGGCTCTCTAAATGCAAGTTCCATTCTTGGATTTGTCGTTCCGTCCTGAATGGGTTTAAAAAAGAATGGATAGCTTCTAAAGATTGGAACAACCTTTTTCATAAATATATTTTCCTGAGCATCCTTTCCTGTTTTGCTCTGTATCCCAAGAAGCTTATCTTTTACTTGTGTTGCCTCGTCTATAAGTATAGAAGCAGATATGTTTGTATATCCAGATCGTCTACACTTAACATAGTTTTGACCAATTGATCTATTGTCTACTTCGCAAGCCGCAAAATGAATAAACAAACGTCTTTGAAATTCTAAGTAATACGGATAACCTATATCTAACTTGCTCCATTGAAGCATCATATAATGCCTTCCAGATATATATGTAGGTACTCCGTTATTATAAAACCATACTCCTTCGCGCCTTCTTTTAAACTCTCTTGTAATGTATGGGGTAAATCTTTCTCTAAATTCTTTAGGGCTTTCTGCCCATTCATCCATAGACTTTATTGAAGACAACTCTTTTGGCATGTCGACTCTTTTCCAATACTGTTTTTCTTTTGGTAAATCGTTAAACAATATTTCCGATGAGTCCGGAACTTTCGGTAGCTGAATATAAATATTACTTAGTTCAACAATCTCTCCTTCTGTATTGTTTGGACAGATATTTACAACTAGATCGTCGTATCCTTTTATTTCTTTTACGCCACTCATTTACTAAACTGTTCGGCAAAACCACCAGAGAAGTCTGAATGATCTTCAATTCCGCCTGTCTCTTTTAATTCTTTTACCATTTGCTCAAGACGCTGATACTCTACTAGTAGTTCTTTTGCATCTATAGCCGTTTGCTTGATAGATTGAAGTTCAGCTTTTCGTTGAGATCCAGATAATTCTTGATCGACGGGCTTTTTAATCTCCTCAATCATATTATTGATAGCAATTTCCATAGATGATAAAAGTCTAGTAGATGCTTCAACTGTAGTAAACTTATTCTTCTTTAACATAGACAAGTTCTGTTATTCTCATTCTATAGACTTTCGTTTCATCAGTAAGCTCCATAGCGTAGTCTGAATTTTTTGTATAACCAACAAGGTCTCCAGCTTTAGCGCTAAGCCATTCAGATCCTTCCGGAAGGGCAACTATCTTTCCTTCTAAGTCCGGTTTTTTATCTATACTTAATATAATTCCAGACTTAGATACAGACTCAGACTCTTGTTCGTCTGGAGGCAGTACGAAACACCAGTCTCCAAGCATTTTTATACCAGATTCTGTATGTATAGCTATGGCGTGATTTCCATATCCACCATCTTTATCGTAGTTAACAACATATAAGTTTTCACCTAAATTATAACGCTGCTCCATAACTACGTGATGATGAAAATAAAGTGTATCACCAATGTGGTTTTCACTTATTCCAATTGGAACAGCGTGTATTTTGGCGTGGTTTATTCTATGTTCAAACTCTTGAAACTTATTTACTAGCCTGAGTTTACCGCCATTAAAAGAAATTTCATCTTTGAACTTTTGTGGTATGTATACCACGAAGTCTCTAAGAGGTTTCATTACTCAAAGTTTAAGTCGTACTCAAGAATGCATGGCATATTGTCTACTGACTTCCATAGCATTGTTCCCTCATCGTTTTCAATATAGATAAGGTATCTTGTTTTTCCGTACTTATGCAAAAATGCTTCGTCTTGTACAATAGCTGTTACTAATCCAGATCCGGCACGCATGTTTAAATAATATGCCATTGCGTCCTTTGGGTCTCTTCCGATAATTATTTTTCGTATCATTTTTATTCAATTTTGTACACCTGATAGGATTCGAACCTATAACCTACGCATTAGAAGTGCGTTGCACTATCCATTGTGCTACAGGTGCGTAGTTTTAGTTGAGGTCTGGATTCCCTCCTGTTAATTTAATCCAGTAATCAATAGTTGATTTATCTTCTTTTTCTTCTTCTTCTTTTTCGACTCTATATGACTCAACACAATAAGAAAGAAGATCGTCTAATTCATCTTCATC